GTCATGGGTTGAGTCTGTGTGTAAGTCATACAAGCCTGACATCGTGATCCTTGACATGGGTGACAAGTTTGCCAAGGCAGGTGGCTTTGCTAGACCTGACGAGGCACTGAAAGCTAATGCTATCTATGCCCGACAGATTGCCAAGGCACACAACTGTGCGATCTTCTACATGTCTCAGCTATCTGCTGATGCAGAGGGCAAGGTTCTATTGAACCAGAGCATGATGGAAGGTTCACGTACAGGTAAGGCAGCAGAGGCTGACCTCATGGTGTTGATTGCAAAGAACCCTGTGGTTGATGGTCAAGATGAAGAGGACACACAACGTCATTTGAATGTTGTGAAGAATAAACTAAGTGGATGGCATGGTGTTGTCCATTGTGATTTGGAATATAAAACTGCGAGGTATCAAGTATGAGTGAAGTAATAACAGCAATATTAATACTAGCCTTTCTTATTATAGGGTTTGTATGGATAGCAGTAAGTGAGTCAAATAGATGAAGGTAACATACATCAATCACATGGGTGACGATCTAAGTGTTGTAAATGCTGCACGTGTTTCATTTGGTAAGAAATCAAAGAAGATGATTACATGTCATGTGTTAGGCACAGAGGAACTTAATCCAAAGGATGCCAAGCTAATATCTTATTTAGCTAGACACAATCACAAGTCACCGTTCAACCATGCGTTTGCCACGTTCCATGTTAAGGCACCTGTATTTGTAGCACGTCAGTTACAGAAGCATGAGTACATGCCTTGGAATGAGATCAGCCGTAGATATGTAGATGATGAACCAGAGTTCTATACACCTACAAACTGGCGAGGCCGTAGTGAAGATAAGAAGCAAGGTAGTAGTGGTGAAATCTTTACAGATGTGTCACCTAACTATGCTTACACGGCTGCAAGAGAGACATACAGAAATCTTCTGATGGATGGTGTGGCACCAGAACAAGCACGTATGGTATTGCCACAGTCTATGATGACTGAGTGGTACTGGTCTGGCAGTCTGTATGCATTTGCAAAAATGTGTAGTCTCAGACTAAAACCAGACACACAGGCTGAAACAAGATATGTTGCACAAGAAATATCAGAATACATGGAAGAACTGTTTCCTGATTCTTGGGCGGCACTGATGGCGTATATACAATGAACTGGTTTCTAGTATTAGTTTATTTACATAAGGAACAAGCTTACGTTGATACGATAGGTAAGTACGAAGATATGTATACATGTTTCTATGCCTTTGAAGAATATGAGGATCAAGTACCAGAAGATGGTACACAGCTAGTATGTGTAAAGGAAAGTAGTAATGATAAGACCAATGACTGATGATGAAAGACAACGAGCAATAGAGAAGGAGAAAGCAAACATGACACACTCAACACTACCCCCCGAAGTGATGTTACACGGAGCAATGAAACGTAACAATCTTACATTAGAAGAAGCTATAGAAGCAATGCAAATATTTGCAAACGATAAACAGTTTCAAAAAGACCTTGACAAAACATATCAAAATATGATAGTAGATGATTGGGATTTATGGCACGAAGGAGACATTGATTAAATGAAACACTTAACACTTGATGTAGAGAATACAGTTACAAAAAGAAATGATAAACTGCATCTTGATCCGTTTGAACCAGAAAACACATTGGTTATGGTGGGTATGCTAGATGATCTTGGAAACGAAAGTATTGTAACATTCGATCACGCAGAGCATTCACCCACCCCAGAGGGGCGGTACATTGTCCAGAAAGCATTGGATGAAACCGCCCTTCTAATTATGCACAACGCAGCACACGACTTAATATGGTTGTGGGAGTCTGGGTTTACCTATGAAGGTAAAATATTTGACACTATGCTAGGTGAGTATGTATTACAACGTGGACAGAAAAATCCTGTGTCTCTTGAGGCATGTGCTGAAAGGTACAATCTTGAGACAAAGAAACAGGATACTCTAAAAGCTTGGTTAAAAGCAGGTAACTCTGTACGTGATATGAACTACGAAGAGTTAGTAAGTTACCTGTCTGACGATATACATGCTACACAACAGTTGTATCTACGTTTGCAGAAATCATTCGAGGAATGTAGTTCACTGGCATCAACAGTTGATTTAACTAATCAATTGGCTGTACATCTAGCACACATATATCAACGTGGGTTTAGTGTAGACATGGATGCACTTCAAGAAGTACGTAAAGAGTTTGAAAAAGAACGAGATGATTTAGTAAGTGAACTTGAAGAACAGGTACGAGAGTTGATGGGTGATCGTCCTATTAACCTCAACAGTCCAGAACAATTGTCTTGGGTTATCTACAGCAAAAAACCTAAAGACAAGAAGGTTTGGGCAGATTTGTTTGACACCTACGGTATGTCTGACACAGAGTTCCGTAGTACAATCAGACGTAACAGTGACACACTGTATAAACAAAAAGCAAAGCAGTGCACTACGTGTAGAGGCACTGGTAAAACATACAAAACAAGAAAGGATGGTACACCCTATGCTAAACCCAATAAATGTATTACTTGTAATGCTACTGGCTATATCTTTATGGACATCCCTAGCTCAGTTGCAGGGTTGAAGTTCCATGCACCAACAACAAAATGGACTTCAGCTAACGGTTTCGCCACAAGCAAGGATAAGCTTGAGCACCTTGAAGGTGTGGCTAGACAACGTGATATGCAAGACGCAGTTAACTTCTTACAACGAGTTCGTAGGTTGTCTGCCGTTGATACATATCTATCAAGCTTTGTGGAGGGTATCTCAACACATGTAAAACAAGATGGTAAGCTGCACGTCAGGTTACTTCAACATCGTACTGCAACTGGACGTTTGTCTGGTGCTGACCCTAACATGCAGAACATGCCACGTGGTGGTACGTTCCCTGTGAAACGTGTTTTCAAATCACGTTGGAAGGGTGGTAGTATCATGGAAGCAGACTTTGCACAGTTAGAATTTCGTGTGGCTGCGTTCCTATCACAGGACAAGACTGCCATTGACGAGGTGACTACAGGCTTTGATGTACACTCGTACACTGCAAAGGTTATCACTGATGCAGGGCAAAACATATCACGCCAAGATGCCAAGGCACACACCTTTGCCCCTTTATATGGTGCAAGTGGATTTGGTCGCACTCCTGCAGAGGCTGCATATTATGAGCAGTTTACTAAGAAGTACTCTGGCATTGGCAAGTGGCACAAAGAGCTTGCACGTGAGGCACTAGCTACAGGTAAGATCAAGACACCATCTGGTCGTGAGTTTGCATTTCCTGATGTGACACGTAAATCAAATGGCAGTGTTACATATTTCACACAAATTAAAAACTTCCCTGTACAATCGTTTGCTACGGCTGACATTGTACCTATATCTCTGATATACATTGACAAGTTATTAGGGGTAAATCAAATGCAATCTTGCATAGTCAATACCGTACACGATTCAATCGTGATTGACGTGCACCCAAATGAAAAGGATAAAGTATTACGGATTATAAATGCAGCCAATGATAGGCTACTTACTATTGTTAATAAGAAGTGGAAACTAGATTTTAATGTACCACTATTATTAGAAGCAAAGATTGGTCCAAATTGGCTTGACACAAAAGATGTGTCGTGATATAACTATAGACTCGTACAAACAGAAAAGGAGATTTTTATGAATCAAGTAGCAACAATTAACACTGGTAATTTTAATGCAATGGCAGAAGCAATGGGTATGTCTGTGGACAATCAACAGAAATCACAGGCAAGTACACTTGCACGTTTACGTATCAACCATTCACCTATCATGGGTGAAGAAACCGTCAATGGTAAAAAGGTAAAAGTAGAAGTAGTATCAGGTGGTACATATAAGTTAGAAATTCCTGATGGACCAACGTACTATTCTAATACTGTAACTATTCGTCCTTACCTACAACGGTTTATGTACAAACGTTTTATCAAAGGTAACGACACAACACCTAACCGTTATGTTAAAACTTTGATGGCTAACGATTTGAACAGTGACATGAAAGACAATGATGGGGGCTTCAATTGTGGTAAACCTGCAGGATACATTGAAGACTTCAAAGCATTGCCTGAGAAAACACAAGACCTGATCCGTCAGATCAAACGTGTTCGTGTTATGTTTGGTACAGTAGAAATGCATGATGTCACAGATGCTCAAGGTAATGCTGTTGACTTAGAACCACAAGCATTTATCTGGGAAATTGAAAATCGTGATGCATTTAAAACTGCAGGCACTGTGTTTAATAAACTAGGTAAGATGCGTAGGCTACCAGTTCAACACAACGTCAAGGGTGCAACAGAAGAACGTTCATTACCTAATGGTAATGTGTTCTATCTTCCAACACTATCTCTTGATTTACAAGAGACACTTGATGTTTCTGACTCAGAGCAGGAAACCTTTGCAAACTTTCTTGCATGGGTGGAGAACTACAATCAGTACATCAAGGGTGCATGGGATGACAATGCCTACAAGAATGATGATACAGACACAGATACTGTTGAAACATTTGTAGATATTGACGCAGAGGAATTTGCATAATGCATCACCCTGTTGAACTAAAACTGCACCAGTTTATGACTGATGCTGCCAATGGCAAGACAACGTTCACTGAT